CATCCTGTATTCCATGCACACATAGTTGATATCGTCAGCCGAAGGGGGGCTGGTGATGGAGGTTCAATTCCCAGCGCAGATCAAGCGCATTCAGATGACCATAGACGTATGCGGCGACAAGGGGGGCGAAGTCAAATTGATATTCAGGGATGAGAACCAAGTCCTTGAAAAGCTGAATGCCCTTATGCGCCAGGATACAGAGGTCTATGTGACGATTGCAGAGAACAGAGAATAACAATGCCGTTCAAGAAAGGGCAATCAGGTAATCCAAACGGGCGCAAGCCAGGACAGCCAAACCGCTTTACCCAACTCAAAGAAGCGTTCCTTGATGCATTTAAGCAAACTGGAGGGGTTGATGGACTTGTTTCATGGATTAAGGCAAGTCCTCATAATCGCGGTCAATTTTATGTGCTTATTACCAAACTGTTTCCTACGGAGATTGAACATTCTGGCGAGATCAAATTGCTCAAATTTGATTTTGGGGACAATGGAAACGGGGACAAGGAATGAAGGTTGTCGGATATGTGCCACGAGAATCGCAACGTCCGATCTTCCAATCCCCCGCTCGATTCCTTGTCGTGGATGCTGGCCGTAGGTGGGGCAAGACAATTACAGGATTGAATTATTTGCTACAGGGCGCATGTAATGAGGGCGGGGAAAACTGGTGGGTTGCGCCCGTATTCTCACAAAGTCGCATGAGTTTCCGCAAACTGCTCTCGGCAGCCAAGCGGGGCAATGCGGATGGGGCAATTAAGAACATATCGCATTCTGAAATGAGAATGGAATTTATAAACGGGTCAGCCATTCACTTCAAATCTGCGGATAATCCTGACACTTTACGCGGTGAAGGGTTAAAGCGTGTTGTTGTTGACGAGGCGGCCAGGGTGAAACGTGAAGTGTGGGAAGAAGTGTTGCGCCCGGCAGTTTCAGACACGGCGGGTCGCATCCTGTTCATCTCCACGCCAAAGGGCCGCAACTGGTTCTATGAGATGTGGACGCGAGGACAAGATCCAATGCAGAGCGATTATGCGAGCTGGAGATTTCCTACCGCAGATAATCCCAAGGTTCCGGCGACAGACATTGAACAAGCCCGTCAATCTTTGCCCCAAGACGTATTCAACCAGGAATATTTGGCTGAATTTCTTGAGGACACGGCATGCGTGTTCCGCAATGTGGGCAAGTGTATTGGATCGCAGGAACAATCGCCACAACCCAATGGGACATATTATGCGGGATGCGATCTGGCCAAACACACAGATTTTACCGTGTTGACCATTTTGGATGGCAACGGGAATCAAGTCTATTTCAATCGCCTGAATCAACTTGATTGGCCATATCAGAAGAAACTTATCATTGATACGGTAAAACGATACAACGCCATTTTGACCATAGATTCTACGGGCATAGGCGATCCCATATTTGATGATTTGCAAGCGGCAGGATTGATGATTGAGGGGTATAAATTCACCCAGGAATCCAAGAAGAAGTTGATCGAATCGCTTATGCTTTCGTTTGAACAGAAGAAAATAAAAATACTTAACAGACCAGAACAGATAAACGAGCTTCACATATTCGAGTATGACATAGGCCCATCCGGGCAAGTTCACTACTCCGCACCAGAGGGATATCACGATGATTGCGTTATCGGTCTGGCGTTGGCGAACTGGGCGAGAGAGAACACATTCATGCCGATGATCTGGAGGGTGACATGAGTATATGGCCATTTGGCAAGAAGATGGAGAAGAAGGCCGTTGCTGACAATCTCCTTCAGTATCAGGGCGGCATTTACTATATCGGCTCATCTACTGCCGGATCGCAACGCCTGAAGCAGTATGTTGAGGGCTATCGTATTTGCGACACCATCTATTCCTGCGTGAACCTCATCACGCAATCTGCCGTGCTTGTGCCCTGGTATGTGTATCGGGACACGGCAGACGGCGATGTTGAGGAAGTGGAGAAGCACCCGTTGCTTGAATGGATGGACAAGCCAGGGCCGGGGATGGATTGGACAGAGTTCATGACGCGCTCCCTGTCTTTCTACCTCACGGCCGGAAACTCCTACTGGCACAAGATGGTTGGGTCATTCGGCAAATACGGCCAGGTTGAGGTTCTGCGCCCGCAGAACATGAGTATCAAGGTCGATACGCGGAATGCGGAAATAATGGCATACGAATACAGGGTCGGTGGACAGGTCATATCATTCCCGCCGAAAGAAATCATCCATGTCAAGACATTCCATCCCGAAGACCCGCTATATGGCTTATCCCCTATCCAGGTGCTTGCGAGGAAGGTTGACATATCGAACTTTGGGGAGCTGTGGACTATTGCCCTGCTTGAGAACGAGGCGAGGCCATCGGGGGGGCTGAAGATCAAAACTGGGGTTATCAATGAGGAACAGAGGCAGAAGATCAATCAGATGCTCAAGGATCAGTTCTCCGGCTACAACAATGCCGGGAGGCCGCTTGTCCTTTCTGGCGATTGGGAATGGCAATCGTTCAGCATCACGCCCAAAGAGCTTGAGTTCCTGCACTCCAAAAAGGCGGTCATGCGCGAGATATGTGCCGCCTATAAGGTTGCCCCTGAATTATTCGGCGATAGCGAGAATAAGACATACAGCAACGTCAAAGAGGCACGGAAGGCGTTATACCAGGAAGCGGTGCTGCCGTTGCTTGGCAAGTTCAAGAACGCACTCAATGAATACCTTGTCCCCCAGTTCGATGACAGCGGCGTGTATCTGGATTATGACGTATCGGGCATAGACGCATTGACTGAGGATCTGGGTCTGCTCTGGACCAGGATCAAAGACGCAAAGATTAACGGCATTATCACGCGGGATGAGGCAAGGGATGAGATGGGTTATGGCGAACTGGAGGGCGGCGATACGTTGAGTGAACCGATGGGCAGCACCGCAACGCCTGTTGATGAACTTGGCAAGACACCCAAACCCAAGCCTGTGCCAGCACCATTGGCAGAGGAAGTGCCGCCTAAGCCAGCAACCATTGAAGAACCGAAACCCAAGAAATCTGCGTCTGTCATTGTCAAGGGTGGTGGGTTCTGGACGAAAGCAGAACGCAAGCGTGCAAAGTGGAACGCGTTCAGACGCAGGACGCTGGCCAGAGAGAAGACGCTTAACGTCATCGCGCAGAAATACCTCAATGCCCAGGCGGACCGCATCATAGACGCGGTCAAGCGTGCGCCTTCGGTCAACATGGTGGATAGATGGCTCATTATGGACAAGCGCAAGGAAGCGAGCTTGTATGTTGACGCTACAATGCTCTGGTATATGGACACGTTCAAACAGGCGATGGCGGCGGGCATGGCGGCCAGCAAGGGCGAGATACTTGAACACGAGGTGAAGGCCGGGGTGTTCACGCCGGAGCATGAGGAGAAGCTGAAGAAGAAAATCCTATACACAGGGGAAGAGATTACGGAGACATCATTCATCACCGTATGGGATCTGATAGAGGAAGCGGAGGCAGAGGCCATGACCATGGACGAGCTGGCACGGGCCATCAGGGACAAGTGGAAAGACCTGGGGCCAATGAGGGCAAGGCGCATTGCCATGACCGAGGCGGCCAGGATAGAGAACTATGGTGAGCTAGAGGGATACAAGGAAACGGAGTTCGTTGATTCGAAGGGATGGATATGCTCGTTCCTTGAACATTCGCGGGAAGCACATATACAAGCGGATGCTAATTATAGGGACAATCCAATCCCACTCGATGAGCCGTTCATTGTAGGCGGCGAGTCAATGATGGAGCCGCTGGATGATTCATTGGGGGCAACGGCGGGTAATATTATTAACTGCCATTGTGCCATGTTCCCTCATGTTAAGGAGGATTGATATGGAAAACAAACTTTTTCGTATGGCAATAAAGGAAATGAATGAGGCAGCCGGCACGTTCAACGGATATCTGTCCGTGTTCGGCAACGTGGACCACGGGGGCGATCTCGTAGAGCCGGGGGCATTCAAGAAAACATTGAGCGAGAACAAGGCATATCCCCTGCTGTGGGCGCACTCATCCCAGGAGCCGCGTATGGTCGTAGGTACGTTTCATGGCCAGGAGGACAGGCACGGGTTGCTGGTCGAGGGCGACT